TTTGGGACATCATTATCAAACATTCCATTTGAAGAAACAAGTTTAAATATATTACCACCAGATATTCAAAGAAAAATAGAAAAAGATGTAATAAAATCCAATTTAAGTGAAAAATTATTAAAAATGAATCTTAAAAATTTTTTAACTAAGGTTAGAGATGAAAATGTTAGTAAGAAAAAATTACCGTTGTATAAAGTATTAGATTTTACAGATACAAATACCATCATTTATCTAAAATTAGCAGCTAAAATATTAAAGAGAAGTGATTTTACACCAAATTCTCTGTGGTTAAAAGTTATTTTAAATTTATTAGATAAATTAAATTCTAGTGAAAACCCAAGGCTGACTGAAGACACTCCTATAGAAGTAATTGATCTAGTCTTAGATACAAGGCAGCAATTATTCGTATTTTTCAAAGAGGTATTTAATCTAAGTTTAGATTTTGATGAGGATGAACACGAGTGGTATGGAGGAACATATGAAAAGAGAAATGGATACGATCTTACTAATTCTGTTAAAAACGAACAGTTTATTAAATTAATTATAAATAATTAAACTATACGCTTTTTAAGTAAATGTAATGCTTGTCGGGTCTTCGAGACATTACCCAGTTTTACACCTTTGAACATTTAAAACGCCGGTTATGCGCGACATAAAGGACAACATTCTAAATATTTTTCATTCTCGCGTTTTTTATTTTTTTCATCATCCCAATTATTACATTCTTCAATCCATACTTGTGTTAATGGATATTCTTTTATAAAATTGTTAAACCATTGTAAATGACTAATCTCTCGAAGATTCCCAAATTCGTCTTCTCCTTCTTTCCAGTACTTATCTTCAATATCTTTCGGATAAGGAAATTTAGGTTCATTTTCGGTATCATCGTCACCATAATAACATCTTTCAAAACATTCAATACATAATGTATGTTCACAATTTGGTTGTGATATAGAACGTTTAACTTCTAAACATACAGGACATTCTATATTATCACTTATATCTAATATTCCTTTACCTGTTTTATATTCTTGTCCTTTCAATTTCCGAGTTCCAAACATCATATGACAATTTGTACATAAGTAATTTCCTTTACATTCAAACCACCATTTAGGTAAAACGTCTTCACATAATTCATAATTTTTACATTTAATTCCTCCTCCCTCTTCTTCAGTATATTGTTCGTCATATGCAATATTATTATTTTCGTATTCTGTATCTCTTTCCATATTTAATATAAATTATTAATTATTCTTTATATAAAAACCGGCGTTTTAAACGTTCAAATGTGTAAAAATAATTACAACACCCTTTCACGATTTCATATCGTCTATTAGTTTATTAATTTTTTCTGCGGTCATAACACCGCTGAAATTTCGAAGGTCTTTTTTGTATTTGGCGATTGTATAGGGAATGGTCTTAAAATCGTACTCTTCCATTACATTTTCAAACTCGTCGTTATCAAGATTCACATGATACAACATACTATTTGGAAAATTTACCAGGATTTTATCAAGTTCTTGACACGGGACACACCACTCTGTACCAAACTTAACAAATACAATTGTTTCTCCAAAGTCCATATTCATTAGATTCTTAAGAGCAGAATTGAATTTAACCGTTACTCCCATATACGACTATATCAATATTATGATATAAGATGTATTTATTTTATTTTTAAGTTGAATAATTTTATTTATTATATTACAAACTAAATAAATGGTGTTTTTAGACTTTTATACAGTTGATTTAACTATAATATTAATAATTTTACTTACTATGGGTATAACCTTCGCCGGAGGCAATTATATTGACCCAGAAGAGGAAAACATAGGAACATTCGGTAAATTTTTCGTTTCGTTTATATTAGGTTTATTATCAAGTGTAATTTATTCATATATTACATTAGAGAATGATATATTATTAAAAGGAAATTACTGGGACTAAATTGAATAATAAAATAATTTTTATAAATATACATGTCGATTAGCTTATCAAAGTTTAATCCAAAGAGAATAGAGGAAAGACGTACATCAGGTTCGGGACCTGCTACGTGTGTGTTTATAGGTAAGAGAGGAACAGGGAAAAGTACACTCGTGGCGGACGTTTTATATCATCTTCGTAAAATTAAAGCCGGTGTCGCTATATCTGCTACGGAAGACGGAAATGCTTTTTATTCGAGTTTCATACCAGATTTACTTATACATTCTGAATACAAGCCTGAAGTTGTTCAACAGGTAATCACGCGACAAAAAAAGACAATAAACGGGAAAGATGCAAAAAAGGACAATGATGTATTCTTATTGTTAGACGATTGTATGTATGATAAACGTATGATTAGAGATACAAATATTAGGGGCATATTTATGAACGGAAGACATTGGCGAATAACATTCATGCTAACAATGCAATACTGTATGGATTTGCCACCTGATCTTCGAACAAATATAGACTATGTTTTCATATTAAGAGAAAATATTATTCAAAATCAAGAGAAACTTTATAAGAATTTTTTTGGTATTTTTCCTCAATTTAGCGTTTTTCAGGATGTTTTAAATGCTTGTACCGAAGGGTATGATTGTCTTGTTCTTGATAATACTTCGAAAAGTAACAACATACAAGACTGTGTTTATTGGTATAGAGCAAAACCGGACAGAAAATTTAGAATAGGATCAAAGGAACTATGGAATTATTGCGATAAAAAGTACGATAAAAACAAAACAAAGGAAACGGCCGAAGAAGATCCTAAAAGGTTAAGAAAGAAAAATGCTGTAAGTGTTACAGTTAAAAAATTAAAGTAATAGATTACAATTTAAAGTAATAGATTACAATTTAAAGTAATAGATTATAATTTATATATACTCTTATATGGATAAGATAGATAAATTAAGATCTATACCGCAACACGAACAACGTTCTGATGCATGGTTCAAACAAAGAGAAGGAAAATTAACAAGTTCAGATGCCGGTACAGTACTTGGACTCAACCCTTATCAAAGACCACATGAAGTTCTTTTTAAGAAATGTGGACATGATCCAAAGCCTTTCGTAGGCAACGTCGCAACATTACATGGACAGAAATATGAAGATGAAGCAATTGATAAGTATTGTAAACTTACTGGACAAGATAATTTTGATTTTGGTCTTCTTGCTCATGAAGACGTTCACAATAATAAAGATTATTATTGGCTTGGCGGATCGCCAGATGGTGTTTCTATATCTAAAGATAGAACAAGTAAGCCTATTTTACTTGAAGTAAAGTGTCCATATAAGAGATGTATTAAATTTGGTTATATACCGGCGTATTATTATCCACAAGTACAATTAAATATGTTTATATGTAATCTAGAAGATGCCGATTTTATCGAATATAAACCACCAGATATCATGAATATAGTTAGAGTCAAAATTGATCACGAATGGTTAAATGAAAATTTACCCATACTTGAAAAATTCTGGAAAGAAGTCGAGTATTATCGCCAGAATGACATTAAATGTCATCCAAAATATAAGCCTCCTAAACCACCTAAGAGAATTATTGATTTGCGCGACACTGATGATTCAGACTTAGACTCGGAATGTATTCCTTCAGATTTAATTATTAGAGATACATAATTTTACAGAAAATATTTCAATTTAAAAACTTAGTGTATAATAATTTAAATTCCGAATGGGAATAAGAGGATTGAACAATCTTATTAAAAAGTATGCCCCTGATGCTATTTCAGAAAAGGATATCAGCCTTTATAAAGGCTCTAAAGTAGCAATTGATTGTAGTATATTATTGTATAAATTTAAATACGCATCGCGAGCACCAAACTCACATATCATTGGCATAGCAAACAGGATAAAATATTACTTTATGAACGGAATTCTCCCTATATTTGTATTTGACGGCGTCCCCCCTCCGGCAAAAAAAAATGTACTCGTAAAACGTCAAGCTAATAAGGAAAGGATGTATACTCGTCTTGAACTTCTAAGAGAAAAAATTCCAGAAAACAATGAAGAAGAAAAAGTCATACATGATGAAATAGAAAAAATTACATCTCAGTTGATAGTAATAAAGAAAAAAGACATCGAAGAATGTAAAGAATTTCTGGAATTGTCTGGAATACCTTATTGTACTGCCCCAGAAGATGCAGAAAAATACTGTGCATTTTTACAAAAAAACGGACTGGTTGATTATACAATAACCGACGACACTGATGCCACTACATTCGGTTGTAAAAAGATTCTAAAAACGGGTATATCGAGATATATCACGGAGATAGACACGGATATAATCCTTTTTAAATTTGATATGGATATGAATTCATTTATCGATTTTTGTATACTTTCAGGATGTGATTATACCGAACCGATTCCTCAGATAGGACCCGTTACATCTTTTAATCTCATCCGAAAGCACAAACGTATTGAAGATATCCTTGATGTAATAAATAAAAAGTGTGATAATTTTGATTACGCAGTTTGCCGAAAGATATTTACAGAATTTGACTACACCGTTCCCGAAGAATTTACTAAAAAAAAGGCAGATAAAGAAAAAATTAATTTATTTTTAAAGGATAAAGAAATAAAAGAGAATATAATTTCTAAATTTATTAAAATTGTAATTTAAAAATTTTTTTTTTCTTTAGTATATATTAAATATTAAAAATGGGAATGCTTGAACTTTTTTTCGGTAAGAAGAAGAAGTGTCGGGGCCGCAAGGTCCGCAAGGGCCGCAAGGTCCGCGGCAAGATTTCGTCGAAGGCGCGTATCATGATCGGCGGCAAGAAGCGTAAGGTATACAAGGGTTGCAACGGCGGTCTTTACTACAAGCGCACCAAGAACGGTAAGACCTACCGTGTCTACGTCTCGCCCAAGCTTCTACGCAAGAAGTCGTCGACTCGTATGGGCCGTCGTAGCCGTTTCGGGCGCCGCGGTGTCAAGAAGGGTTCGCGTCTTAAGATGACGGCCGCTGCCAAGCGTGCCCGCGCGTACGCCCGCAAGCGCCGGCGCTGCCTCAAGAAGGGTATGCGCCTCAAGAAGGGCCGCTGCCGCCGCTAGACATTGAACGTCTTATAAAATAAATTAAAAAGAATATTTGAAGTAATACATTCACACACAATTTGAATGTGTCAATGTATTATTTCCTTTTTTTTACCAATTCAAAACAATTATTTACTTGTACAATTCTTCAAATTGAATACCCTCGTGTTTATTAAATAAAATCTTTTCTATTATCCTGACACTTGTAGGATAAATTTTATCAGTGTTTACATTTTTAATTACGATACTTCCCTCGGGAAATTCAATATTAATTTCGATGATACAATCATTATTATAGTTTTCAAGATTTTTAATCTGTTTGATGTATTCATTTCCCTTAGAATTATCACCATGAATCCTTGCGAATGTAATAAGTTTCTTGAAATTAGATGACATTAAAATTATGTCGTCATTTTCTTCGTTAACCTGTAGACATAATGTAATTTTTTCCGCGGGTTTCCATTTGAAAAATGAAAAGTTAATACCAGTTAAAATGGGAAGTCGCATTGGTAGCATAAAAAGTTCTTCATTATCCGCAATTTCTTTAAAAGTATGGGCGTCTTCGGAAAACGATAACATCTTTAAAAAAAAGTGCGTACTATTCGAATTATTTAGCATGATTTCTACCTCTGATATACGTTCGTCAAAAGACTGATAATTGATTTTATTTCCAGAAATCAAAAACGCGTCATAAACGGTGATACATGTATCTGTATGAGAAATTTCAAAAATACTACCATTGTAGTATTCGTCGAGTGTTTCAAATGGTATCTGATACACACTTAGATCTTTGAATACAATCACAGAAGTGTTATTTCCGGAAGCATCTTTGAATAGAAAAAGTACAGCTCTTTTTGTATTAACAGTATCTTTTTTATAAAAAATATATTTATAATTAAAAAGTTTAAAAAGATTTTTTCTCTCTATATTTATAGCATTTTGAAGAGGAAAGTACATATCATGCTTTCCAGTCCAATGATTGTTTAAAAGAAAAATAATTTGTTTCTTAAAGTCTTCGTTTATTATCTCAGTCGCCATAATTAGATGTATAGCATAT